CGTGCGCTATTTTATGGATGTTTCGGCAAAAAGTAAGTATTTTTACTCTCGGCATCTTGGTTAAAAATATAGCATTAAATCTCATAGACAATAGGTATTTCAGACCTTGCATCCAGCGTTGGGGTGTGCTATAATTATAATAGAGGTAAGGATGTTGGAGGTGAAATATGTTGGAGATTTTGTTCTTGATTATAGCAATCCCTGTTATTCTACTTCCAGTAGCTTTCGTCTGGTACTTGAACATCGGTGGTATCTTGGCGATGAGGAAAGCTAAGAGAACTGTTCCACGTACAGCTTAACGTGGGTGGGGGTGTATTTTTGTACATCCCCATTTCTATGCCATAAAAAGGCTTGACATTGAGGTACTTGTATGCTATAATGATAATGAGGGATACTATGGGTATTAAGTTAGAGAAACCTCTAAGGTTCGTCTGTGACGATAAATGTGATAATTGTGTTATCAGATTTAAGTGTTGGACTCAACGTGGGGTTACAGAACTTACTTGGGAAGATTTTAAGATAATAGAGGAAGTCAGTGAAAACAATTTACGTTGAAGGTGCTTTTGGTGAACCTTACAGGATAGAAGTTAGTGATGCACTACTTGAAGAGGTAGTTAATGCTCAACGTACACTTAAAATGCTACCCTGGAATGGTGAGATGTTCTTGCCCGTTCCTACTTATCCTTTAGGTAGAGATAAACAGCTTAGTGCTGAGATTGTGGTGGGGAAGCGGTTGGTGTCTATTTGTATTGATGGTCCTGAAGGTAGGGAGACTATGTTGGACTACCCTGACGATTTACTGACCATTGATGACATCTACCTAAGTAAAGAGTTTGAAAATGACCTTGTTGATAATATGTTTACTTTATCACCACGTGACATAGACTTCATTGAGACTTGGAAAGAAAGAAAGCTTAAAAATCTAGAAAATTTCTAGTTCGGTGCTACTTTGAGACTACTTCCGATTTGTCAAAAGGTCTCTATTATGTTAGTATATAATAGGGGAGTATTTTCGGGGATGCGTGGTTTCGACAGTATAGTAATGATATACATAAGCAGATAGTCATTGTGGACTGACTTAAAACCCCACGAAAAAAGTAACTGGCAACAGTAAAGTATTCGTAGTCCTCGAAGAAGGGCTACTCTTCCTGAGCGATGGTGCTACGGTTGCTCTCGAAGACCGTTTCGTAGCTGAACCCGTTAAAGAACTCGCAACGGTATAAAAATAGTTCTGCTCAACGTGATGCTAGTCGTCAGCTAAACGTTGAAAAGATAAAAGACGAATAAATCTGTAGAAAGTGTATACTAGCTGTATTGGACAGGGAGTTCGACCCTCCCTCATCTCCACATTGTCGTTTTACATAAATACTAATATGTAACGACACAGGGTACTGTCGTAGCTTTACTCATATATGCTTACTACTCCGTAGTAATTTTGACCTGCTTTTACTTGTGTGCTTACGACAGTCTTCTAAATGCGAGGAGCGGATATTTATGAATGATAAAGAAATATACAATGCGTTGCAAAAATCCGTTCTGCAAAGTTAGCGGTGGTTATTATTACTACTATGTTGGAGAATGGTACGAATACGAAAGATGTCCAATCTGCGGACACGGAGCGCACTTCGATGAATTCAAAGAGTGTGAGGAAGAGCAGGCAGATACAAAACGATGAGTTGTTCTATTGTGACGCTACTGATTGTGAACATTGTTCGGTGCGGTTTCAATGTTTTACTTCCAGAGGCATAATAACAACAGACAAAGATGTAGAGAAATGGAGATTGAGAGATGGTAGCTCGAAGTTTAGAGAATACAGAAGTGAGCGTATGCGAAAAGTGTAATAAACGCTTCGAGTGCTTCACCAATCGTAGTCAATATGATGGGTTATGCAATCCTGAAAACTTTGAAAAGCTTACACCAGACGTTGTAAGACAAATACACATAGCGAAAGCAAAGAGGCAGGGACACTATTTTCCCACTGATAAAGCGGGTTAACACGCTAGAAAGTGTGGGGGAAATATATTGCGGACCCAAAAAGCGGGGATGGATGAATATTCAGGAACTTGAGGACTTCATTTCCACGATAAAGATAACTAAACCAAAATATCGTGGACAGGATGTTGAGCATCGGTCATTGCCGTTTATGCTATCAACATTCAGAGAGTTAATAAAAAACGAGAAACCACCAACACAAGACGAGTTTATAAACAAATTCAAATCCAAGTATCCAGACTTGAGGTTGCGTGGTATTACTTCTAGATTAAAGAGAGCTTACCTTTCTTATGTTCGGGAGTACCATTTAGGGTATGTGTTGAATAAGCACTTCAAGAAGGTTATATATGACGAGCAAGTAGATATTGCTGGTATTGATTACGTTATATATTACAGAGGACGCAAATTCAATATACACGCTTTCGTCAATACAGAGAATGGTAAGTATTGGCGTGAGATAAAGAATGGTAGACATAAGTTTCGTGGTGAGCATTTAGATTTGCCTATGGACTTGGACAAAGGTAAGATATGCGGAAAGCTCATACTATATACAGACGAGCAAGTAGAATCCTTGAAGAAGGAAATGGACAAGGTTATAAAGGCTAGAAGAAGGTCTGAGAGTAAGAAACAAAGCTTGTGACATTCTTGGCTGTAGGTCCAGATACAAAGTGTGACATTCAAAAAGGCGGCTGGCAATACTTATCTTAATAAGGTCTATATTTTAATATTATACTTCTAATATCTTACTAATTATTATTATATATTTGTGGAGAAACTTATGGAAGAGGTTACCAAGGAAGGGATAGTCAAGTCTATACAATCGCACCAAAAACAACTGTCGGATATTTTAGAAGGACTTGATAAACTCGATAGCACGGACGATAAGCGTACTAATCGGATTATCGTACAGAACATTATGTTTACTATGTATGAGTTCATAGATTCTATAGTAAACACCGAGAACGATATTTACAGTTTTTTGAAGAGGAGAGAATAAAATGGGTTGTTCACTAATAAAAGAATTAAAAGAAGAGCACGACACAATGAAGAATCCCAAACTAGCGGGGGTTATTCATACTTGTCCAGTAATCGGGAAGCAGATTTGTCTTTGGTGCTGTCTTCATATTGCAGATGCGGCAGACCCTATGAGCAGAAACAATATGTTAGACAAGTATCCAAATCTTGTTAAAGTTGAAGAAATTTCTGGAAGAGATTTTGATTCAATATGGGAAACTTGCTCCCGTTGCCACGTAAGGGCTTGACAATGAGCTAGTGGTATGCTATAATGGAATTAGATAGATTAAAAAGGGACGTTAATAAATTACGTGATAAGACAGCCGAACTAACCGCACCAGGGTTTTCTTATTATGAACAAGAACTAATTAGGAGAATTATTAAGTCAGTCCTTTCTCAAATGAAAAGTCCTAGTGATGTGTCAACAGCTAAGGATATTCTTGCAAAGACGGAGTGGTTAGACGATGGATAATGAATTCTTTTTTGTCACAGAGTATGAGAGAAAAGCTCTAAGAAACAGTCGGATTATAGTAGTAAGTAGCGAGATTGATAGTGGTACTGCTCACGAGTTTATAGAAGATGTTCACGTAATTCTAAATGACTCTTCTAGAGAACCAGTAACTATAATAATAGCTTCACCAGGTGGAGATGTGTTTTCTGGTATAGCTATGATAAGAGCAATAAGAAAAGCTCAAGCACAAGGCATAAAGTTTATTGGTGAAGTTCACGGGCACGCTTGTTCTATGGCGTTCTTTATTTTACAGTGTTGTGATGAACGTGCTATGGGTACTCTTGATGTCCTTATGGCTCACGGTATAACTACTGGTTTCTCTGGTGATATGAAAAATATGGAAGCAGAGACAAAACTATTAAACTACTGGCATCACGAGTTGGCTAATCTTGTTGCTAGTAGGTGCTCTGGTGATGAGTTCCAAGAACCAGGTTTCTGGTACGAGATTTTGAGGGATAATACTCCTCAGTGGTACACGGCTGAAGAATCTAAGGAAATGGGGTTAATAGATAGGATAGATGACACAGACAATAAAAGTTAAGAAGGTTAATTCAAAGGCAATTTTACCAAAGGTCGCAACTCAAGGTTCTGCTTGTTTTGATTTGTACTGTTGTGAAGATTTTGTTATGAGCAACGGTTATTTTGTAAAAGCAAAAACTGGGTTAATGTTTGAGATTCCTAAAGGATACCACGTCAAGATTTATCCAAGGAGTGGTATGGCGGCAAAGGGAATAGTTATTCCAAACTCACCAGGAGTAATTGATTCTGACTACAGGGGTGAGATAATTATTATGTTATACGGTCTCTGTATGAAAGGTCACGAGATTTTTCAAGTTGGGCATAGGATTGCTCAGGGAGAGTTAGTAAAAGGAGAACCAGTTGATTTTCAAGTAACTTCACAGTTGTCTTCTACTAATAGAGGTTCAGGTGGGTTCGGGTCTACTGGTAAGTAAGGAGAGGTATGAAAGAAGAATATGAAGTCTATTTAGCTGGACGTATAGCTAATTTAAGTTATGCTGAAGCTATGGAATCTCGTAATGAGATAATAAATAAACTTGAAGCTGTAGGCATAAAATGTCGGACTCCAATGCGGGGTAAGCAACATTTAGAGAACACTAAAAAGATTGATAGTGATGCTTTTAAGAATGGTCTTACTATCAATGAAGTAATACAGCGTGACATTAGTGATGTAGAGAAAGTTGATGCTGTGGTAATTTTGACTGGTGATGATGCAAGTTGGGGAACTGCTGGTGAGTTTTACTATGCTACTTGGATTTCCAAGACACCTACATTAGTTATTGCTAAAAATCATTGTGGTGGTTGGATGGAAAGATTCGCTACAAGAATAGTACCTGACTTTGATAGTGCTGTTGAGGTTTTGAAGCATTGGAAGAAATATTGGAATGGAAGTGGAGTTTTTGATACGAGGTAGAAATGAGAGTAATTAAACGTGATGGAAGAATTGTAAAATATAATCCAGACAAGATAGTTCTTGCCGTTACGAAAGCTATGAAGTCCATAGGCAAAGTGGATGAGTCCATTGCTAAGAGTGTTGCTGATACTGTGACGAATAGCCTCAACGGTAACAAAGAAATTTCGGTTGAAGAAATACAAGATAAAGTAGAAAATGCGCTTATTAAGTTTGGTGATGCTAAATTAGCAAAGACATACATATTATATAGAGCGCAACGAGCGCAGGTTCGTGGGTTTAGAGAAGCTATCGGTCTTGAAGGTGATGAATTAAAGCTAGGGGTTAATGCTTTAGCTTTGTTGGATAAGAGATACTTAAAGAGTTTTGACGGAAAGAAAGAAACACCGTCTCAGATGTTCAGGAGAGTTGCTAAACACGTTGCTTCTGTGGAAAAGAACTTCGGTGCTAATCCAGAGTATTGGAGCAAGGTGTTTTACAATCTTATGGCTAATCAAATGTTTATTCCTAATACGCCTTGTTTAGCCAATGCTGGCAACAAAGACCTGAACTATTTGTTTGCCTGTTATGCTTTTGAAGTTGGTGACTCTATGGAAGACATACTTCAGACAGCTAAGGATTGTGGGATGGTTCAGAAGACTGGTGGTGGTGTTGGTCTTAACATATCTAAACTTAGACCATCTGGTGACAAGGTAAAGTCAACTGAAGGTGTGGCTAGTGGACCTGTTGATTTTATGCGTATTTACGATACCATAAGCGATGTCATCAAGCAAGGTGGTATAAGACGTGGTGGTAATCTTGGATTATTGCTAGTAAATCATCCAGACATCATTGAATTTGTCAAGTGTAAGAATGATGAGACTAAACTCAATAACTTTAATATATCAGTAGCAATCACAGACGAGTTTATGCGTTGTGTTGAGACTGGTGAAGATTTCCCTCTGGTTAATCCTAAAGATGGTAGTGTGGTAACTAAAGTTAATCCAAGACACCTGTTCCGTTTCATAGCTGAATCAGCTTGGCGTAATGGTGAACCTGGATTTGTTTTTTGGGATAAAATAGAGAAAGATAATCCGACACCAAAGCAAGGGCATCTTATCAAGAATCTCTGTGGTGAACAGGATTTGTTACCGTATGAAGCTTGTTGTCTTGGTTCAATAAACCTTGATAAGTTCGTTGAAGACGGTCAAATTGTTTATAATTCACTTAGGAAGGTAGTACACCACTCAGTAAGATTCTTGGATGATGTTATAGACTCTTCAAACTATCCTTTAGATAGGATAAGTGATAGAGTTCACGGTAACAGAAAGATTGGGTTGGGTGTTATGGGTTTTGCCAATATGTTATTTATGTTGGGTATACCATATGATTCAGAAGAAGCAGTTGATATTGCTAGTGATGTTATGAGTTTTATAAGTAACGAAGCTAAAAAAGCATCTGCTAGACTTGCTGAAGACAGAGGAGATTTCCCCACCATAGGTGAGTCTGTTGTTAAAGCTCCTAGAAGAAATGCTACGCTAACTACTATTGCTCCAACAGGCAGTATTAGCATTATTGCTGAAACGTCTAGTGGTATAGAACCCATATTTGCAATTGTTTATCAGAAGACCAACATATTGGAGAACAACACCTTCTTTGAAGTCAATCCAATTTTTGAGGACGTGGCTAAGAGAGAGGGTTGGTATTCAACAGCACTGATAACAAAAATTATAAAAAATGGTGGCACGGTTGAAGGATTGCCAGAAGTTCCAGATAAGTGGCAGAAGATTTTTAGAACTGCTTTAGAAATAAGTCCAGAGTGGCATATAAAAATGCAAGCGGCATTCCAAAATAACGTTGATAACGCTATTTCTAAGACAATAAATATGTCTAATAGTGCTACGGTTGAAGACGTTGAGCAAGCCATTCTTCTTGGGTATAAACTTGGATTGAAAGGGTTGACCGTGTTTAGAAACCAGAGTAGAACTAGGCAGGTTCTTGAGACTCTGTGTGTAGAGTGCGAAGAGGGTGTGTGTCCTATAGTACCACCCGCAGAAGAGTCTAACTAATAGGGGTTGATGGTGGAGGGTTATATGTTAAAAAGCAATGTCTTAACGGCGAAAAAGCCCAAAACCATAGATTATATGAAAAATTTGTGTGCTATCTGTTGTCGTCCCTTACATACGGAAAACCCAAAAGTGTATTTCTGTAGCAAGTGTTATCACGATTGGGAAAAGGAAATAAAAGCTAGGGTTGCGTGGGTTAAGTTCCTTATAAATGATGAGGCAAAAAGACGAAGATGGGACACGTACCTTAGTAAAAGTGGTAGAGTATCAGTTCAATTAGTTTATTTGGGTAGTGAGTTTGATATTGATAATTGTGGTAATCTAATCCATAGGGAAAATAGAAATGGGTAGGAAGAAGAAGGGGTCTGCATTACAAGACAAAATTGATAAGTATTTAGAGACTTATGAGCTTGATGACCTTAATCAAGCTAATGATATGGCGGCTCTTACTCAAATGTGCCAGCTTGAGCTTAATATCGAGAGGATACAAGAAGCTCTTGATAGTCTTGAGTATGGCAGTAAGAAGGGTAGTGAGGTTGATTCAAAGAAAATACGTGAGTTACATAGTGCTCTTCGTGATGCTAACCAGAACTGGGTAACCCTACAAACAGAACTTGGTATTAACAGAAGAAAGAGACAGAGCGAAGAAGACGAGACCCCATTAAAGTACATAGAAAGAATACAAGACCAGGCAAAAAAGTTTATTGATACTAGATTTAAGAAGCTTGTTTGTTCTAAGTGTGGGCAGTCTTTAGGCAAATATTTCTTCTATGTAACTGAAAAAGGTGAGCGTGGTTCTATGGAAAGCGAGACTAAACCTGTTGAAGAGTATAAATACACCATAAGGCACGAGTGCTGGAAGTGTGGCACTATTTCAGAAATGTCTAACGAATCCATTGTGTTGGTTGAGAAATGAAGGAAAAAGTAGTTCTAAATGAGGGTGACTTATCCGTACTTGAGATACTGGATGACCCAGTGTTGTTTGGTGAGTTTGTCAGAAGTACGGAAGAGGAATTAGACGAGGGTAAAGGGTGGCACTATGACAACTATCAAAGAAAAATGCTTATTGATAGTGGTCACTATGTTAGTATTGCCACTGGTCGTTCAACTGGTAAAACAGCCAGTATGGAAACTAGAATAATATGGAATGCCATATCTAATACTTACAGAAAAGCAAGTGCTGATGAGATACTTCTCGTTGTTCAGAATAAAGCACAGCTTGACCCTGTTTTTCTCAGAATAGTCAGATTCTTCAGGACGCATCCTTTATTAAAGCACTTTGTTGATAGACAGAGTGTTAATATGTCAAATCACGAAATAAGATTACTCAATAACTGCTTAATTCGTTGTAGAATTGTAGGTTCTACCGCAGACAGTAACGTTATCGGTTTGCACGTACCTTGTATCTATGTTGATGAGGCACAGGTTTTTGGTTATTCTGCGTGGAACTCATTGATGCAGTGTCTTACCACTTGGGACACTGATTTCTTCTTGTGGGTTAGTGGTGTACCTAATGGTCTGAGAGAGAAGAATGTTCTCTATGAATGTGACCAGTTGGATGATAAGTTCTCTCGTCATAACGTGTCTAGGTTAAAGAGTATAAGATACACAAAAGAACAGCACGAATTTGACTTGAAACAGTATGGTGGAGAGAATGGTGATGATTATGTTCATCTTGTTCTAGGGGAGCACGGTTCTCCTGCCTTCTCAGTGTTCGATAGGAAATTGATGAAGATTGAGGACTATCAAGTCTCCATATCAGTATTAAATAACGTTACCCTTGACCAGTGTGCTGGTAATTTTAACGAGGTTCTAAGAGCACCAGATTTACCATATGACATACAGAAAAAGTATGACCTAATTATCGCTGGTATTGATGCTGGTTTCTCTAATGACCCAACTATTATTACAATATTGTGGAGAGATGCGGCTACTCAGATATGGAGAGAGTTTGCTAGATTTGAACTTAGGAGAATAAAATATCCTGTTCAAGCGAAAATAATTGATTGGTTGGACAATATCTATGGTTTCAATATGGTAGCTATAGATGCTGGTAGCTCAGGTCTTGCACTGTGTCAAATATTACAAGATGATGAAGGAGACTTCAAACATAAAGAGTTTGCCAAGAGACTAACTCCTGTTGATTTCCAAGCTAACGTTATTACTGGGTATGATGATGAGAATAAGGAGTTAAAGGATAGGGTAAGAAAGTTTACTATACAGACACTACAAAAGTGGACTCAAAATGACCAGATTATAGCGTTCTCTACTCAAGATGATGATGTTATATCTGAGCTTGAAAGAGTCGGGTTCACTAGAGATATGTTAGGTCAACCTAAATATTTTGTGTACTCACCGCAGGGTGGTCAGAAAGGTGAAGACCACATTTTAGCATCTATTTTAACGTGGGTGTATGGATATTATTATAATTACTACTCACCTGAAAAACCGAAGACTAAGGGTAAGTACAAGGATTTGGCTAAGGGTGGATGGTTGCAGAGGTAAATATGGACGATAAAGAGAAAGTAAGTGGTGAAGTTGCCACTGGAGTTGAGAAAGAACAGTTAAAGCTTGTAAAAGCTTCTGTAAATGTTATAACAGACCCACAGCAGTCTGGGTTGTTGTTTACTGGTGATGTTGATAAATTAGAGATACCTACTGATTATCATAAGTTGATTAAGGTTTGCAGGTTTTTCTACCTTCACGACCCTATTGCTGGAACGGTTCTGAATAAGATGGTTGATTGTGCCATTACTCCTTTAACAAACAGGAAAGGTGAGTGTGATGATGAGGAGTATGAGACTTATAATGCTTTAACAGAAATGCTACAGGAGTTTTTCAGGAACGTGTGCCTCGAATACTTGCTTTCTGGTTTAGTAATACCTCATTATGAATGGAATCGTGTAAAAGGAAGTGACCTTTCTCCTAAACTCAACTCTAGGAGAAGAGTAGTAGTTCCTGATAACATTTGGTTCAGAGACCCCGCAACCGTTACCGTAAAGAATTCACCTATCCCAAATAAGAAATACTTCTACGTTAATGTTGATGCTAATACCGTTAGTTTCATAAAGTCTGGTGGTAAGTTACCTGATGGTTCTTATGACAAAGAGACATATGAAGAAATGGTTAGAAACTATCCTGAGTTTGTAAGAGCAGTAAAAGCTATGAAGGGTACTAAGATGGAGATTCGTCTTGATGGTGTCCGTCCTATATTGGCTAAGACACTACCAGAAGCACCATATCCACTACCTTATATGGAAAACGCTCTTGAGTCATTGATGCACAAGAGAAACTTAAAGAGAATGGATTATGCTATTGCGGCACGTGTCATTGGGGCTATTCAGCTTATAAAATTGGGTAGTGATGAGTTTCCTTGTACAGATGATGGTGATTTTGACCATATCAAGCAACAGATGACATATAGAACGAGTTCAGGAAGACAGGAACGTGTGTATCAGCTTTTTGCTAACCATACGCTTCAGATTTCTTGGGTTTTTCCTGATACACAAGCCCTATTGAATAGAGAGAAGTATTCTGTAGTAGAGGATGACATAATTGCGGCATTTGGATTCCCAAGAACGTTAATTACTGGTGAAACTTTGCGTTCTAATGTTTCTGGCGGTACTGATTTTGCGGCTTTCTCTCCTATTGCTACTATGGAGACTATTAGAGATAGGTTTATTGAATGGTTGAAGGTTATGTACTCTGAAGTAAAAGAAAGGAATGGGTTCAAGCATCAAGCAATTCCAGCATTTACTCCAATGAGATTGTATAAACTTCTTGACCTTAACACTATTGGACAAACATTGTATCTTGAAGGTAATATCTCTCGTAAGAGCAGACAAGAGCTTGTTGGTCTTGACTTTGACACTGAGATAGAGAGAAAAGCTGAAGAAGAGAAGATTATGAAGGAAAAAGGTGTACCTGATGCACCACAAGTTCCTTACTCTTCACCAAACATTGGCAATAAACCTAACAATCAACAAGACCAAGCCGAGAATGATAACGGTAAATTAGCTGTAGCAGAATAGGGGCGGTAATGAAATTTCAGGTCGTTTATGACTTAAAGCAGTATGACTCTGTGTTGATTCCTATAGAGGACGAATTAAGAAAGAGAGGGTGGGACATTGTAAAAGGTTCTGCCAGCAGTTACAATACTGACAATAGTGTTCGTGGCTCTATAGGATGTCAAACAGGGGGATGGATAGATAAGAACCCAATGAAGTCACCGTCATTCTTAATATTTCACGGTGTTTCCTTCATAAAACAGTGGGCTAAGTTTTATAAAAATTGGGACTATGTAATAGTTCCTAGCAAATTTTGGGAAACTTCCATCAGGTCTGGTTCTGGTTTAGCTACACCACTTGGTTTGGGATGGTCTAAATCAGACTTGTTGTTAAATAATAAAGACAAAAAAGAAGAGTTTGGAGATTTAATAAGAAAGAGGCACAATCTAGATGAGTTACCAATAGTCCTATTTGCTCCTACTTATTCTAAGAACAAGTCAAGTCAGTATCCAGGTAATGCGGCACAATTACGTACAGTTGTTAAGTGCTTACCAAAGTATAACGTAATATTTATGCCCCACGTTATGTGTGACTTAAAATCGTCCTTTGATGACTATAAACCTAGGGTGTCACACGAATATACTAAGAAGCACGAATATTTGCTCGGTGCTGATATTTTAATAAGTGATACGTCAAGTCTAGTGTTTGAGTTTGCTCTTTTAGATAAACCTGTAGTGATGTTGAATAATACGTCAATTCACAACTATTTAGCTATACGTGGTACAGACGAGATAGTTGAATTGGGTGACATTGTTCCGATAAACAATCTTGGATTGCTCGGTGACGTGGTAAAGAAGAATATCGAAAATCCTAGTATAAACAGAGATAAGAGAGCGTTTTGGACAGACAAGTGTTTAGGTTATTGTGATGGCAACTCTACCAAAAGGATAGTTGATAAGTTGGAGGAAATTTGTGGATAATTTTGGGATAGATTCCTCTAAATATCCAATGATTGGTAATCCAGATTGGATGTATTGGGGTAGGTGCAGTGTTGGAACGGTAGGTAGAGCGTTTACCAAAGAAGAATATTTCAAAAGGTATCGTTCTCATAACCATAAAATTGTTGACTCTATAGTTGCTTACTATAACCCACAGAATGTTCTTTCTTTAGGTTGCGGACTGGGGTTTGATGTCGAAAGATTTGTTCAACTAGGTATTGATGTAATCGGACTTGAGATAACTCAGTCTGGTATTGACGATTCTCCAGTTAGTGAGTACATTGTCAATGGTTCTGCTACTGACTTGTCAATTTTTAATGACAAAGAATTTGATATGGTAGGGGCTCTTGAGCTTATGGAGCATCTCCCACCAGAACTCACGGAACAAACTATAAGGGAGATAAGGAGAGTTGGTCGCACTTTTGGTGTTTTCACCATAGGTAGAGGGACGCAAGACCCGACTCATATAAATTTGCGACCACGTGAGGAGTGGATGAAATTACTATCGCCCGTAGATACGAAGTTTGAGCGTTTCTTGAGGGATGACCTTAAAAGGAAGCAACTCGTTGATATGGTGTGGGATAGAGTTTATATTGCGAGGTTAAATGATGAAAGCAGTGATAATGTGTGCGGGAATGGGGACTCGTTTAGGAGTTGACTTTCCAAAAGCACTTCTTAAAGTTGATGGAAAAACTTTACTTGAACATAAGGTTACTGGACTCAGAGACATTGGTATAGATGAAATCTACGTAGTCACTGGATTCAAGCACGAAATGTTCCCCCAAGATTTGGGTGTAAATTATGTGCATAATGATAAGTTTTCCGAAAGCGGTAACGCTTACAGTTTTTATTTAGCACTAAAAGAATGCGGCATTGATGATTATGTAGTTGTGCTGGATGGAGATTTAATGCTTGACTACAGAATCTATTTTGACATTCAACCTAAGTTCCAATATTTTGTTGATAATCTTGGGCATCATTGGAAACCAGGAGAACTTGGAATAAAGGTTGATTTTAACAACAGAATAGTTGATATTGGTCGTGAATATGATTATTGTGTGATGTTAGGATTTGCTGTGTATCCCCCTGAGTTTATTCGTAGAGTGTTTAAGCATCTCAGCACTAATGACATTCAGAAAGAAGAACTCATTGGAATAGTAAGAAAGTATATCAACTCTTTCCACGCTGTTCCTGAGTTCGTAAGATATGACTGGATGGAGATAGACACTAAAGAGGATTACGAAAAAGCTAAAAAATTGTTCGACACACCTAAACTTGAGTACAGCAATAGCATAACTCTGAAGGAACTTAATTCACTGTACAAGGATATGGGAGAGTTTGGTGGTCTTCATCTTAGTATGCGTAGCTTGGAACGTGATGGTGTAATCCTTAGAAACTCTACCTATGCTGTAGTTAGAAGAAGCGGTAGAGTAATTGGTAGTGGCAGAATATTTAGTGACGGTGCTTATGCTGTAGCCATTTGGGACGTTATGGTCAGACCTTCTTACCAGAGGCAGGGAGTAGGTACTTTAATTGTAGAGAAACTATTTGAAGAGGCTGAGAAGCTTCATCCAATAAAAGTATTTTTGATTGCTGACCCTGGAAAAGAAGATTTCTACAGAAAATTTGGTATGGAGCTTACAAGAGCACCTGCTATGGAGAAGAGATATGACTATGATAAATTTTCACCAAATTGGAAAGAATAAACAAGAGGATTTTAACGCTTTAGCCGAACCTAAAAAGAGACTCGGTGTAGCCAGTTCAGGAGACTTAGACAGGTTCTTCTTAATTGGTAAAGGTGATAAAGAATTTCTGTATGATGTGTGGGGTAGAAAGTACATTGATTGCACTTCTCAAGGTTGGGTTTCAGCAATAGGACACAGCAATCGTAGAGTAATTGACGCTGTTATGAATGTTATGGATAATGGACTTGTCCACGTTCGCCCTAGTTACTATACTGTTCCTAAATTAGAGTTGGCTTATAAACTTATAGAACTAGCTCCCGACAACCTTACCAAAGTAAATTTCTGCTTGCACGGTTCTTTAGCTGTTGAGGGTGCGATTAAGTTGGTTCTTATAAGGAGACCAAATGACCCTATAGCTGTTCTTGATACTGGTTTTTGTGGTAGAAGTCTATTTACTGGTTCTTTAAGTTGGGACTCAGTGGAGAAACCAGAGTTCTATCAAGTACGTAATGAAGTTGTTAAAGTACCCAGTGCATATTGCTATAGATGTAAGTTTGGTAAGACGTGCGGTTCTTGTAGCTTCGAGTGCATTGAAGAGACTGATAAAATATTCTCAGAGAAGAAACCTAGTATGTTCATCTATGAACCTATTCAGGGTAATGGTGGACAGATTACGTTTCCTCGTGAGTATCATAAGTTACTTAGAGAGACTTGCACACGTCACGGTGTGACTATGATAGCAGACGAGATGCAGACAGCTTTTGGTAAGTTACCAGAATTGTTCGCTTCTTACCTTTATGATATAAAACCTGACATAATAACAGTGGGCAAAGCTCTTGGTGGTGGATTTCCTTTAGCGGCTACTCTTTATGGCGATGAGTTTGATTTTAGGGGTGGTGACCAGACATTCACTTTTGCAAGCTTTCCTTTAAGTATGGTTGCGGCTCTTGAGACGTTGAAGATACTTGATGAAGAACGTATCTGTGAGCAAGCCAAAGATAAGGGTGAAGTGTTCAGGAGTGAACTGCTCAAACTTAAAGATAGGCACGAGATTATAGGTGACATTAGACAAGAGGGTATGCTTATAGGCATAGAGTTGGTAAAAGACCGTACTACTAAAGAACCCTATCCTGACAAAGTTCAAGAAGTTATTGACTACGGTATAAATACTGGTGGTGTTTTATTTGGTTGTGACAAGCACGCAGGTCTTGGTTGTGTCCTCAAAGTAAAACCACCTTCAGTTATTGGATACGACAGTATTGCTAGGGTTATTGAGGTTCTAGATGAGGGACTGCGTGAACATAAATAAGATATTTGATTACGATGATTTTTACACACCAGAATTTGCAGAAGCTAAGGCAATGACTGGCTCCCAGTTTCATAGAAAATCTTGGGAGAATCTCGTAATGACCTATGGGTTTAAGAAGTTGGGCTGTTTCGATAGCGATAAAGTGGCTCTGGGTCTTGGTTGTTTGGTTGAACCGCTAATGTTCCTCTATTCTAATCATTTTTTACACACATATGCTACCGATATTGCATATTATCCTAAGAAGTTTTGGGGTAAGGAAAACTTTACCCCAGAGCAGGTTTATTCAATGGCAAAAATACAGTATGATAGAAGCAAACTGACTGTGCTTCCTATGGATATGAAGAAATTGGACTTCGATTCAGAAAGTATTGATGTTGTTTGGAGTTCTTCTAGCGTTGAACACGTTGGGGTATTAGAAGATGTGTTGAGATGCTTTTCAGAAGTAGAGAGAGTTCTAAAACCTAATGGGATATGCGGGATGACAGTCGAGTGGAATCTTGACTATCAAGATAAGATTATAAAGTTTTATAATGTGCTGTGTTTTAATCTGCGTGTTTTGAATGAGATAGGCAAAAGATGCCCGAAGCTTGTTCTTGTTGAACCTATGACAACAACTAGAAGTGATAATCCTAAAAACCTAGAACCAGAATTTCTCAGAGGTAAGACCCACTTTGCTGTTCATAAGGGACACGTTGATTTTACTTCAGCGTCCATTTTTTGGAGGAAGTGTGAGTAAGTATACAGAGCTTTTAAGTAAGTACCCATTGAAAGGTAACTTTAATTTAGGAACCGTTCCAGAGCTTCAGTGGGTGCTAGAAAATATAAGGTACTGTGGGGTCGCACTTGATGTTGGGTGTCACGAAAGCAGACTGGCTGATTTTTTAGATGATTACTATGATGATGTGTTTGGTATAGACATTAACGACAAGTCGTGTTGGGGAGATTTTTCTAATAGGAAGTTCAAGCTTTTGGTTGGGGATGTACGTAATTATGTCTTTAATAGAACATTTAATGACATAATATTTATGTCTAGTCTAGAGCACATTGGTTTAGAGGCTTACCACAATACTTGGGTTGACCCGAATGGAGATAGGCAAGCATTAGAATCAGCTAGACAACTTCTAAGTGATGGTGGTCTCATCTATGTTACCGTACCCTATGGTGATTGGAGTGCTGGTAAATCCAGGTGGGGAGATAACTGGATGCGTGTTTATACTGAAGAGGCACTAAATAATCTATTAACAGGGTTTGAAGTGGTTAGGAAAGACTTGGTTGACAATAATCAGAGAGTTTGTTTGGTGGTGAAATGAAAGTATGTACCAAGTGTAATAGAGTTGTTAATGATAAAGAAGAAA